ATGATATATCCTTATATGTATTCGCTTGAATATTCAGGGCTGTACGGGCTTGTGGCGGGCTGTGCGCCTGCTGCGTAGTCGTAAAGAAGCTCAACTTTAATGTTGGTCAGAACTGCTTGTGCGCCCCCGCTGAACGCTCGCTTAAAGCCTAGCGCACCCTGAGAAACTAGATCAAAACTAAATGGGCCGCTTTGTGTTATTGAAGCCGCTACACCCGCTAAGGCTGGAATTACACTAATATCCACCTGACCAGAAATAAGATCACAAGCACCTGTAACCCTTATCGGTGCTGCGGGGGTATCTATGGCAACACCCGCCAAAGTTCCCCCTACCTCGTCAATAGTTATTGAATCGGGCGTAGGTACAGTTACTTGACCTGTTACCGACTTTATCGCATCAAACCACTTATCTTCACCCAAGAAACCTATAGCAGCGTTTTTGGTTACTAATAATCTGTCGCTGCCGTCAATAGACCCGTTCTCGAAGATTAGTGCTGAGTTTGGTATTTCTTTGAAGGATATATTGCTGACCGTACCCGCAAAACCAAAGCCCTGCATTACTGCGCGGTTTGGTGCGCTAGATGTGGTTGCATCCACTGTCACAACCTCAGTAAAAACTCCAGTGCTACCTCTTTGAGAGCCTATACCGACATCGGAAGCGCCATAAACTAAAGCTCTTACATTGCCTGAAACATAACCTGAAACCTCAAAAATGACTTCAACCCCATTACCTGATTCAAGCGTTGAGGGTATACCTTGAACCAAAAGAGCGTTACCTGTGCCATCGCAAGTGTAGCTGCCGTCGCCGTTATCAGTCCAGCCAGAGCCACTAGTAGCCGTACCTTCCCACAACTCAGGCCCAAGCGTCACACCATCTGCCAAATCATAAGGCAGATTGGTATCCAGCCCGTATACGTTATCAACTGTGTCAGTTGTAACTCGTGCTGCTACTAGAATGCCGCTGTAGAACGCCGACGAACTGCCATTTAAACCGAAACTAATATTGTCAAGTAAGCCTGACCAGCTTTGGGCAACCTGCGCAACCTGAGCGCCGTTAATAAAAAAGGTCACATTTGCGCCGTCTGCGACAAGTTTGGCGTGATTGATCTTTTCTAGGTCTACTGACGTAGCGCCCAATCCTGCTGATGCGCCATTACCGAAAACAACAGAATTTCCGTTGAGCGCGATGAAAAACCTATCACCTCCGCCCACACCAACGAGGTACTCCGCGCCTGACCCGCCACCATAAAACAAGCACTCTAATGTGGCATTGGTAGTCTGCCCGTAATCTGGCTCGATTCTGCGCCAGTATTTAGATTGACCGTCTAGCTGGGTGAAGTAGCGTTCATTAGTTGGTGGTTGTGGCCCATCTGCGGTGCTGCTTATTGCACTAGTCGCGTTAAAAGGAACGCCGCCGCAGTAGTGGTTAACATCGGTGCCTAACACCAACTGACCGCTGGCACTGAACGGAGCTGCACCCCCGCCGAAGCGAGTAGGTGTCCCTGATAACGTGACAGCTAGGCGTCCGTCTGCCGTGAACGGCAAACCTTGGTGGTAGTGGTCAATAACCCCATCAACAGCTACAGCGACACTACCGTCATTTTCATACGGTAAGCCGTTGGAGAAGTGGGTGGGGGCGCTAGTACCGTCTACATAAGATAGAGCGCCTAATTTCTGACCTCTAATGGTACTAGCTAATAGTTGAGACATTAAACTGTCGTCCAACCTGATGCTAGATCAGTTAGCGTGGCATTGCCCGCTGTAATAACAGTACCATCTAGTGCGGAGTCAGCCAGCTTTTCAGCGTAGGTAGGGAACGTGCCTGCCTGTATAGGTTGAGCGCCGACACCTGATGTACCGCCAGAACTAGGCCAGCTAGAAGTCGAAGTGTGCGCTAGGCCACCGATTGCTTGGCTGAACTGCGGGGTACGGGCAGCTTCATGCTGATCTTCAAGCGTGAACTGTTCGGGCGTACCGACTACAGCACCGCCGCCGCTATTAATACCGATGCCAGCGGCATTCAAGCCTGCGTTATTCACGCCGTTGTCAAAAGAGGCAGCAGGCACCTCGCCTTGACGGATAGTTTTTGCTAAACCGTCAACGTAATAGGTAGCTTCACCCATGTTAATTCTCCAAATTTAGATAAAAATCAGGGGGCATAAGCCCCCCTAGAACCCCTACGACAAGGTTTACTGGTGTGGGGCGATTAAGCCCCGCGTTAGTTTATGCGCCGTTTGCGTCATAGCGGCCAGAGAATTGACGACCTGAACAAGTCAAGTTACCTGCCCAACCAAGAATCTGCACTTCGGCATCTTGGTTAGTGGAGTAGCGGCGATTAGGGGATAGGCTAACCATGTTACGGTCGGCGTGTGGGCGGTAATGCAGGTACTTAGTGTTCAAGAAGAACGCAGTACCAGCGGGAGCGCCTGAGCCAGTGTTACCGTTGTAGATACCACCATCCAAACACACATCAGCGTCCATGAACTTCATGGTAGCGAAGCCCGCATCGGCAGAGTTAGTGTTGGTGAAACGCTGCTGCGCCTGCAAAGACGAAATGTAAGCGTTCCAGACAGTAGTGTCTGTCATAATCAGGTCTGGACGGTCTTGACCGCGGACTAGTGAAGCCCATAGCTGGTTCCAGTAACCCTGAATCTTAGTAGGGTCAAGGCCATCGGCAGAGGTTTGATCGCTTACTGCGTTCTGCCAGAATGGGAAGGTAGCGCCGTCAATGCCGCCGTAAGGTGCCGCAGTAGGGTCAACAGGGAAGGCAGCTTCAAGGCCGTCAATCTGCTTACCGCCAGCAGCGGAGCCATCAGAGTAAAGACCGCCAGTGATTAAGTTAGCCATTGTAGCTTCGGCAACTTCTAGGCGGGCTTCCATCAAGTCGATCATGCGCTCACGACCAGAGTTTTGTAGCTGCTCTAGGCCAGAGATGATGACGGGTACGGCTGCTTGCTTAATGTCGAACTCGGCAGCAGAAATAACATCGCTCACGCCTACAGGCAACAGGTCATAACCTGAGTACCAGCCAGCGTTGGTGTTTTCGGCAAAGTTGAGTTCTTGCATGATCTTGTAACCGCCAGAAATGGTCTTAATGCGACCTTTCTGCTTGAGTTTCATCAAGAGGGCGTTGTTGTTGGTTACGTTATCAGCGATTTTGCGTGTACGACTTTCAATCGTAGTTGCGAGAATATCAGAAATATTTGAATTGGCAAAAGCCATAGTAAGTTCCTCTACAGCATTAGGCTGCATTAAAAAAGTTAAGTGTTTGTATTCAACCTAACCATTCTAAGGAATCTTATAGCGCGGTGCTACCGTGGCTGGCCGCAAGATATAGAAAAGTCCGTGTTACCCCCAATTTTATACCTTATTGGGGGTAACGCAAGCATTAAATGCTGTTCTGGGTATCCCAGCTAGCGGCTATTGTGTCGCGCATTGACATGTTGCTGCCACCGCCACCTGAACCGCCGCGAGTACCGTTTACACTGGACGCTGCTAGGCGTTTAGCCGCCATGCTGTTGTTGCTGCCTGTTAACTGCGCGTGTTTCTGGCGCTCTTGTATGACAGAGCTGATCTGCGGGTTAATAGCACACGCTTTATCGTAGGCTTGCTGCACTGACATTTGCTGGCCTCGCTTGGCGGCCATTTCAATCATGTCAGCCATGTCGTGACGCACATCGCCCAAGAACTCAGCAGTCTGCCCGAAATCTCGCACCTCAGTATTGGCTTGTTCTTGGCGCTGTTGCGCTTGCTGCTCTTGATAGGCGTTCTGCTGGCCCATCATAGCTTCAAACGGGGCCATGCGCTCGTTCAACTGCTGCTCAAACTGGTTGTTTTGCTGCATTTCCGCTGGCGGGGCTTGACCCACTATCGCGCTATCCAAGGTGTTAATGTCCACCCCGAAGTTGCTGATTAGGTCAGCCACGATCTGCGCTTTTTGGATAGGCGTACCCATACGGAGGTTAGCCACTGTGTCAAACAGGTTGGCGGTAGTCTCCATAGGGTTGTTGCCCATGACACCAGACAGCACTGCACCGTATTTATTGGCTAACTGGCCGAAATCTTCGTGCGTTTTACGCGCATCTGCGGTGGTTTGCAGCATGGTGTTAAGTTCTTTTTCACGCCCCATGACCTTATCTTGCAGGTGTCGCGGGATTTTAGACCAATCTTCACGCTCTTTCGGCCCCCAACCTACAGGTGCTTTAAGGCTGTCGCCGCTTACAGCAGAGGTATCTGCTGCAACCGCTTCATCCGTGGGCGCTGCCGCTTCGGGGGTGTCTGCACTTTCAGGCGCAGCTCCATCGTCAAGGGAGAGGGTTGATTCTTCGGGCGTATCAATGCTCTCGGTATCCAGTGAACTTTCGGACTCCAACTCATCACTGATTACCTCTTGAGGTGTTTCATCAAAGTTTTCATCGTCAGCACCGTCTAGTGCCGCGTTTAAATCATCGCGCATACTGCTCATAATATTCTCGCCGTAGGTTAAGAGTGTCGGTTTATTGCATGGTTAATATCAGTTCGGCGGGTTTCTTTCAAGTGCCGATTGCCTTTGTCCACGCGCTCATGTGCGCGGCCCTTAATGTAGCCTTCCGAATAGTCGCTGGCATTCGTGACGCCGTGGCGCTTATTGTGGGTGGCTAATTCTCTTCGGGTAGTGATGACACTGCCGTCAATCGGGGACTTGAAGGCGCTTATTTCACGCCTTACGGTGGGTGCGTTTACACGCTCCTGATCTTCGATTGAATGCCTCTCGACCATCTTTTTAGTTGTGGAGCAATACACCCACACCCCGCCTTTGACTTTTTCAGGGGCGGTGGTGGTAGCGTTAAACGCCGCCGCCGAGGGGACTTTCACCCCTTTCCCCCCGTGAGTCTTGTTTTCTGCATTACCCATCGCTGTCGCCTTTTGGTGTCGTAGGGGTTTTAGCTGCTGCTTCTTTGATCTTGGCCGAAGCATTAGCGGCTATCTCAGTTATCTTGAGGGTGGTCTTGGCCTGCTCACCTTCCATGTTGATATTATGTTCTAGCACGTCTTTCTGCATTTCACCTTGGACGGTAGCCTGCGTCTGCTCAATGTTGGATTGGGCTTGTGCCTGCTCCACAACAAGGTCTGCCTGCATCTTGACCTGAGTTTCCGCAACTTTAGCCTGCAAGTTCGCATTGATCTCTGCCATTTTCATCTGGTGTTGAGCTGTGGCCGTCTGAATATCAGCTTGCATATCCTCTTGGCGAGCCTGACTTGTGGCCTGCGCTTTAGCCTGCACTTCTTGTAGCTTGGCCTCGTTCTTCTGAGCGTCTAGCTGCTGTGCGGCCTGTGCTGCCATTGCTGCTGGGTCTTGCTCAGGTTCAGCGTTCTTTTCAGCTTCTTGGCTGGCCTCGATAGCCTTATCAATGACGCCTTCAATCTCGCTAGAGCCTTTGAAACCCGCTAATCCCCACTGCAATATCTGCAATATGAACGGTTTGGCCGATGGGTCGCTCTCGATGATGCCTTGGGCGCTCTGGAAGTAGGTCGCTACCGCGTTCATGTACTCGGTGCGCTCAGCCTTGAGTGCTTGGTGGTCGATCATCGCCACGGATTCAGGGCGAATATCTACGCGAATACGCGCCGATTCTGGCTGCTTTAACAGCTCAATCGCCTGCGGTACTAGCTCTGCATCGACACTAAACTCCATATTAGAGCGTTTGTAGATGGTTTCAGGGGAGAAATGACGGCAAATCACCTCTGCCTTGATCTGCATTAGATCACCCGCGAACCGCGCAAACTGCTCTTGCAGGGCTTGAATGCGTACTGAGCCGAACTTAGTCTTGGTTTCGGTCTGTCCTACGCCTTCATACTGGTTATCCAGCGAACCGCGCATCACATCTGACATACCTGTGGTCTGCTGTAGCAGCGCAATGGTCTGGTCACGCACACCGATTAGTTGCTGTAGCGCACCGACCACATCAGATAGGGGTAGCCACTCGATTTGACCTTGAAGACCGCCGTTTTCACCGAATAAAGCCCAATTCTCGACAGGGATAAGGGTGTTATCGCCGCTGGCGTCGAACATCGTGCTTAAATTACTGGCTGCTGAGTTGTAGACGCCCACTAGACGTACCGCTTCGGTGATTACCGCGATACGGGTCTGTAGGGTGTCTACCTCGTTGTACAAATCCTGCGCTAAGACGAAATCAGGCGTAGGTGCGTACAGGCTAGTGGTGACGTTGGCGATAAAGAACGGAGGTACAGGCCAAAAACCCGACAGACCAAGAATATCGTCTTTTTCTTCGATTTGTTTGTCATAACCAAGGATTATCCAGTGAACTTTGCGGGTTTCTTTGCACCAGACCTCCCACACTTCGGCTTTCATCCAAGCTGAGTCAGTGTCGTGGTCTTCCTCGCCCTCGTTAGAGGTCGATTTAGTCTGCTTTTTGAGTTTTGCGTTGTCTGCTACTTCATCGCCCCAGCGTTCACGAAGTTCGTCTTTGGTCATGTAGCTGCGGAACGCTATCCAAGGCATACCTGCCCAGTTGCGGCACCAGCCCCATAGCACGTCACCCCAGTAGTAATAGTCTACGGGTGCATCCTCGCTTATCAGTTTCTCTTCCATGAGTGGCTGGCCTGCCGCGTCCTGCATTGGTTGACCAGTTTCGGGGTTTTGCACCTGTATCTCTTCGCTTTCCATTGTGTAGCGCACTTTAGCGCACCCAAGGCCAGTGAGAAGGCGGTCTTGCAACACGGAACGGAACACAGCATCAACTTCTGAGCCGTTTTCTGCGATGTCCATGTTGAGCATTCTATCCATCATTTCAGCAGCTACGCGGCCCACGTCATCGTTAGGCTGGGCATAGCGGCGCGACACATCAATCTTGGGGGTGTTGCCGTAGAGCATATCCCCCAAAGTTTTAGTGTTGGAGTGGAACAGGTTTAGGTTAAACCCACTGCTGTTCTCGTCGCGGGCGTGTGAGGTGCCTTTGCCGATGTAGCGGTTGACGATCTTATCGGCAGTTTTCCACCACTTCTCCCGCGCTTTAATCGAGTTACCAAGCTCCTCGGCCCAATACTTGTATTGGCTCGCTGGCGTGTCTTCTTTATCGGGCGTACTTTCTAGGTTTTCACCAGTGGAGTTTTCGTAGCTCATTAAATTTACCTTTAGCGGGGTTAGATACGCCGACCTTTAAAACCGTTACGGTTCATGGAGTTCTCACGTTCCGAGAATAGCCTGTTCATGCTGTACTCTCGGCCTTTAGCCAGAGCGTTGTTAATACTTTCATGCGGTTCGGGCGCTGGCAAATAATCTTTGTTCGCCATGATAGCCATGTATCGGAAGGCATCAGCCGCGTCACTTGAGTAGTCGTGAAGAGGCGTCTTCATAAAGCATTGGTTCACCTCATCCCACTTCTTGCGATACACGCGCAGACATTCTACACCGTAATAGCATCTATCGGCGGCAAAATGTGTGAATTTTAGCAGTTGCCTAGCGGCCTCTATGCCGTCTTCCACACTCAGTTTAGGCACTATGTTGAGTTGTGTCTCTCTATCCGCAAAACCGTCTATGAACTGCTCTAGGGCGCTCTTATGGGTAGCGAACGTCTTAGCCTTGGCATCATGCGGTAAATGGACGCGGGAGTAGTCGTAGGGCTTGTCCTTCAACACATCAATATAGTGCTGCGCTTGCTCGCCATTGTTGGTGTAGAAGTCGATCACCTGTATGCCGTGGGGTGTTTCTTGCCAGAACCACGCCACGGTGTTGTCGCCTCGACCAATATCGAAGGCCACCTGTACTTTAAGATCAGGCTGCCAATCGACCTCAGTGTTGATCTGCCCTAGTTGTTCTATCTCGTTAACTATCGAGGCGTAATAGGTTCCGACCAATTCAGCCGAGAAGTTGTTGCAGAACTCTTGCTCGAACTTAGGGCCACTGACCGCATTCTTAATGCGCTCTATTTCTTCTGGCTCGATTATCCCTGAGTCATAGACCTTAATATCTGAGTGATACCACTCTGGGTCTTCTTTGGACTTCTCGTAGTAGTCGTAGAACTGGTTTAGCCGCCCGTAAGCAGTGCCGATGATGACCAACCACCCTTTTCGATCTAGTAGGCAGGGTTGGATTACGGCGTCTAGGAGGTCTTGACGACACTGCGCGAACTCGTCCAGTACGCACCCATCGAGGTACAGACCACGGAGGGCGTTTATGTTATCTGAGCCACTGAGCCATATCTTAGCCCCGTTAGGCAGCTTAATAGACAGCTCAGAGACTTTCACCTCTGTAGCCACCCCTTGTGTCATGTCCACAAGGTATTGCCATGCTACGGCCTTGGCTTGGCTCCTGAACGGGCACACATAGGCGTATTGGGCGTTTTTCTTCTTGGTGTAGAGCGCTCGGATTACCAGCTCGCCAATACACGCCACGGTTTTTCCGTAACGGCGGTGACAAATCAGGAAGGCATAGCGTTGGGTGCGCTGGTGGAAGTCCACCATGAGCTTTCTAGGCTCGTAGGGGAGCTGCCAGCCTTTATCTTTATCAGGTGCGTCTACATCACCGAAAGCGGCTTCAAAATCTTGGGAATTGGAGTACGCACCGTAGGCACTTTTGCTTGTCATGTGGGTTGCCTTAATTATTGATCTAAAGCACCACGAATTAGCTGCTGGTTGATAGTGATGCTTACGTCACCTGTGGTTAGGTTCGCTATCGCATCTTTTCCGATGTTATCCATCTTATTTAGCTCTGCTACGGCGCTGATTGCCACTTTAGGGGCTTTATCTTCGTTTTTAGCGGCTACCCGCCATAACATATTACGCCTTAACGCCTCATTCGGCCCATCAATAGCTTCTTGATAGTACGCCAACAATGCCAATAGCTTCTGCCCAGCGTCAGATCGAATCCTTGAGTCGACAGTCTGTGGGGTGCATTTGAGTTCTGCCCCGATAGCGGTTTTGGGGGTGGCCTTGTGGTGCATTTTGATGATAAGCACGTCTTTGCGCTTCATCGACAGCGATTGTTCCACGATTGACCGTTGGATAGCCCGTAGCCCCTCAATATACGCGTCTGCGCTGGGGTGATGGGGCATTGCCAACATATTCGCTGGTAGCTTATTTGGGTCGTAGGTAAGGATAGTAGATGCCATGAAGAGATTTTAGCTCCTTTAGGGTGTAGTACGCAAGTGTTGAAGCGTTTGATGTAAGAGTTGAAAAGTTAGATTCCCTGAAAATCAGGTGAGCGTTTTGGTTTTTGGTTTTTTGGGGGTGCAGGGTTGATGCGGCGATAGAGTGTTGCTGTAATACTTGTTGTAAGAGTTGAAAGTGACGGATTTCTGTTAATGGGTTCAGTACAGGTACGGGCGCGCCGTTTAAAAAGCCAAGGGGGGTGGGCGACGATGACGATGACGATGACGATGACGATGAC